GGCAATCCTTCTCTGGGACATCTGGCATCTCTGGCTCGTAATCTTCGTCATCTTCTTCTTCGTCGCCATCGCCCTTCTTCTTTTTCTTCTTTTTCTTTTTATCGTTTTTATCTTCGTCAGAAATGGGCTTTGATTCGTCTTTTTCGCCCTGCTCTGGTGATACATCGGCCAATTGAGCGTATGATCCACCGACATTTGAGGTGGCAGGAATCGGCTCTTGACGCTCGTAATTCTGGTATTCCTCTGGGCTGATGTGGATAAGAAGGTCGTCAAATGTATCCAAAAGTCCGCTTACAAGCATCTTCTCGGCGGCTTTACGGCCAGACCAGCATTGACCTTGCATATCCTCAACCTTGGCAAAACTGCGAACCGAAATCACATCACCGATAAACCAATCGTGGGTTTCTTTGACATCATCTTCAAACAACTTGCGTTGTTGCTCGGTCATCTTGGTTCCTGGATAGCCAGCAGCTTTTGCCCAACCAGATTTAATCACATCAACCGCAACGCCTTCTTCCTTGTATGCCTCGGAAATATCGTAAACAGGAATGTAAACACCAATTGAACCAATCATCGACGATGGCGAAACATAAACTTCATCGCATTGGCTCATTAGCCAGATACCAGCCGAGCAACATTGCTTGCACGACCAGCCGATTGAACGGAGTTTGGTATTCTTAATTCTCGATGCTAATTCTGGAACGCCCGTAACGGTTCCACCAGGAGTATCGAAATCGAAAACAACCGTCTTGATGTTGGCATCTCGTTCACATTCTTCGAGCATCTCTTGGATGTCCTCAACATCAACGGCACCCATCATCTTTTCAATTTCAGTAAGGCCAGAGCCGATTACTCCCTTAACAGGAATAATTCCAATTGAACCAGATTTAATTAAAACAGGCGTAGGTCCAAAAATCAATTCCATCATATCCTCAATGTCGCTGTTAGCCAATTGGCTCAACGGCACGGATTCAACTTTGTCGAGATATGCTTTTGCCTTTGCTGGTTCAATCAGCATTGGCGAAAAGGTTTTGAAAGCGTTAGAAAGGGCGTTCATTGTTTATTCTTCGTCGTCGGGTAAAATTTCACCATCATCGGGCATCTCTCTTTTTCGTGCTTGGTCATCTTCTTCCGTGACGGATTGATTGATGTCGGCAGGAGATACATTCTGTGGCTTGTAAAGCATCGAGAGAGGAACACCGAATTCCTCGGAGAGTTGTAGTAAGTATTTCTTCTCCGCAGCGTTTTCTCGCATCTTCTCCTTGGGGTCTAAACCTTCTTCAAGGTAGTTTTCGGTTAAACTCTTAATGCCCGTTTCAATGTCCAAGCGATTTTGTTGAGCATCACGGCCAGCATCAACTGTTACTCGTCGAGGCGTTGTCCAAGTTACATTCGTCCAAAGGTCGGTAGATGGTAGGATTCCATCACGAATAGCATTTCCGATAATGTAACCCCAGATTGGAGTAAGCATACGCTGAATCATTACCGATTGGCGGTGTGAGAATTTTCTATCTGCCTTTGATACGACAAGACGAATTGCTGCACCACCCGCTTTCGTTGGATCTGCGGTAAACTCAAAAGGAAGCACCCCTGCAACGCTATCTCGTTTCAGCTCGTCGATAAATCCAACAAAAGTATTATTAGGTCTATTTGATTCAAAACTTTCAAGTTTTTCACCAGGAGCGAGGGCAAGAATTTTTCCACCGATAAATGTGGATGCTTGCGTTGGGTCTGTCATTCCATCGCCATAATCCTGTGGCTTCATTCCAAACGCTTCAAAGTCAGTTGGCGTTCCGTCAAAGTTAGGATTCTCTCTCGTAATCGTGCGAGTAATATCGCTTGCATTTTTCAAAGCGAGCTTCTCCAAAGACAATATTTCTAATAAGTCCACCAGGTTATTGATACTATGCTGAAGGGGTGAATACGCTCTGGCTCCAGAAGCAACTTCTGGTTCAAACAAATGAATCACAGCATTGGCAGGAACCAATCGGCTTGAACCATCGGAACGAATGACATTGTAAGCAATCGGTTGTCCGTATGGTCCAAATTGGATTCCATCGACCATTCCTGGAGGCGGTGAGCCGCTTACTTCATTTCCAACTTTGTGGCTTTCGATAATTTGCAATCTTGGTTCGCCATTGGCTCCACGAGTTTTGATAATAAAACATTCGCCATCTCTATCCATCAATCGGCAACAGATATGCTGAATTTCAAAGAATGAAAAACGATTTGTAATGTCGCAAGGACGAGAAGCCCATTGTTTGAAATATGTTTCTGCTCTGTCGTCCCAAACTTCATCACCCGATTGCGCCTGTGGCTTTATACCTTGTCCAACCGTATAAAGCGACATATCCGACAACACTTGACGAATTAAGCCCGCATTGAGTTCCAACCAGCGCATCTTGCGGGTTGTCTCCATACGGTCGAAAACCGTCATCGTTTTCTTGAAATCCTGTGGCCACGATGACCAAATCCAAGAACGCTTGTTACTAAACTTTGCTGACTCGAAATTAGAGAAAATGCCTGGACCCGTTGATGCTTGCTTTTGCGGAGCAACACCACCCGATGCCTTCGTTGGCAACTTGGGCTTGTTTACTTTTACATTAGCAGATTTTTTTGGGGTCGGCTTTTTCATTATAATCCTCGGAAATTATTCAACAGGTTCATCACCCTAACACGATCTGGAGAGCCATATTGCTCTGGGTCTTTGACCATCAAAGCGTAGCGGGCTTCCACCAAAACTTCTTGAATCGTCATAGGGAACCCCTTGACCACGGAAGTCCCGCTATCGGAATATTCCATCATCGTTTTTCCCTGCTTCAGCAATTCAACAGCTTTAGCAACGATTTCCTTGATGTCGTTAATTTCGAGTAAAAGAAATATTCCTTGGGGTCTTGCCATTCCTTTAGCCGTATGTAAAGCGGGGGTCTGGTCGCCCCTTCCTATTCTCATCAAGCCATCAATGAAACAATCCCAAGGCGACCAGACCAAGATTGAATAAAATGAATAAAGCAAAGAGGTCAAGCGGTTTCTTCCTCTTTGTTTTCAGTTTGTTTCTCGTCTATTTTGCCATTCTTATTTTTACCACGACCGATTAACTTGGCCATCATCGCTGGCACCATACCGATAACTTCGGCATCCCAAAGGTGGTTTGCACGATCACCAATGGGCAGCCAGATGGCTTGTCCATTGTTGGTTCGTGTGCGATGCTCTGATTGCATCTGTTTGCGATACTCCTCACCAGCGTCCTCTGGATAGGTGTGTCGGTTAGCCCTTCGTAATCTGGTCAATGAATCCTTGAAATAGAGATTACTGAACAAATAAAGTTTGCACGAGGTTTGGCCAATCTGAATGACCTTTGCTCTGGCGTATGGTCGATAAGCAACCTTAACTCCGTAGGGGGTTTGAATTCTCCAAGGGAATTCATTTTGTCCAGACCCCTTGGTGGCGTTCCATTGATACTTTGCGCACATACGATAGACCGAATCCGTATTGGGTCCGTCACCAGAATCCACAAAGACAAAGAAATCAGCAACTTCAAGTCTGCGTTGTGCCTCACGAACCTGTTCCTCGGTTTCCGAATATCCCCATTGTAACAATCGGCTTTTACCATCAAGCGACCAAGCTCTGACAATCCAATAGAAACCTTTACGCTGCACATCGACAGACATAAATCGCAATTTAGCAAACTGCTTTGCCTTCTTGTATTCATCCTTCATTGGCGGTTCCGCAAGCATACTGTCCACCATAAAACCTTCCTCATCCCAATCGGACAACATCTTGTAACCTTGTGGCATTACTTCTGCACCACCATCGTCTGGATCTTCGCTCCACGACATCGCCAAACGCTTTTGCTTAAATTCAATTCGTGCCGTATTATCTCCGTTTTCCTCAAAAGCGATTTTTGCACGAATACACATCTCGGCAAGTTTACCCCAATTCAATCCCCATTGGGCGCAAAGCGAATTCCAATGAAAACCAACAATGCCCTTTGGGGCGTTTTGGTTCATCGGGATATATTCACCCGTTGCATTTAACTCTGCCCTAACTTCAAACGAATCCTTAAATTGATGTTTGCACGATTTACATTCGTAGGTGCAACCCTCTTTTACTTTATCAATATTCCATCCGTGCGGTTCCTTTGCGTCCTCTGGGTATTTTAATTGTTCCCATTCCCAAGGTTGTCTGGTTCCGCATTGTGTGCATTTGAAAGTCCATTCTCGTCTATCCGATTGGTTCCACAAATCTGTAATGTCATCGCCCTCAACGCCACCCTGCGAAACAAGCAATGATTTTCCCTGCCAGATAAATGCGGTTCGTCGAGCGAGCGCTTCGTTCAAGTGTCCCTTTGGCCATAGCCAGACTTCATCTCCACCAAGGAATCGAATGGAGCGTCTTTGCAGATTCTTTTTGTTATTCGCACCAAGCACCCAGCAAGTGTTTCGTTGAAACCTTGTTTTCTTCCATTGGTTTCTTTCCGATTCTTCCATACGCTCAAATGTCGCAGGGGTTGCTTCCCACATTGGTCGCAACCTGTCCTTCTGCCAATCCTGTGCATTGTCATCAATGTCCTGCAAGAGAAGCGTTGGTCCAGGAGAGCGAACGGGAATAAAGCTCGACCACAATTCAAGCAGAGAAGATTTACCCATCTGAACGGCACCCAAGACCACGATGGTTGTAATCTCTGGGTCAGTCAAAGCTCGTAAAATAGGGGCGAGGTATGGCGTTGATTCAACACGGAAAGGTCCTGGTTGGGGCGAGCCAGGAATCTCTCTCACATTTGCCTCAAGCCATTCAACAATGTCACCTTCGGGGTCAGGTGTCATCATTGCACGAATGTGTGCCTCGAAAATATTAACTGTATCTGGGTGAATAATCATTTATTTATAAACCACACATACCTTCACATTCAGATTGAAAATCAAATCCTAATTGACCTTTATCCTCATCAGAATCAAAATCTATATCTGAAAGCGGCTTGCAAGATGAATGTAAATAAACTTCCATTTTCATATCTTTTTGCTCCGTTTTATACATTTGCCTTATTTTATTATCAAAATCAATTGCTTTTTGAAAATGATATGGATCTTCATTTCTTAATCTTCTCCATTCACTATCAGAATGAAATGGACAATAATAACAAGCAGACCTTGGTGGCTCTGGATAATTGTTTTTTTTCATCCATTCTTTACAATGGGCACGAGTCATCTTTTTTTCTACCAATACCCATCTGTGTTGTGTCCATTTATTTATTGGCAATTTCATTCTTTGCATTTCATCATAACTAATTCCTATCCATTGTGTAACTGTAACTTCTTTTTGTCCGTGGGTTATTCCGCAACGCTTTCTTATTTCTTTCAAAATTGGAGCTACTTTATAATCTGCTGTGCAGGTCCTTCCAATAGCAGCAGTTACTTCTCCATTTGGTTTGATTCCAAAAAGAGGAATAAGCCGTCTCATAGATTTAAGTCCTGTCTTTTTACGATAAACTATTTTAAGACTATCATCTGTAAGGTTTCCTTTTGTTACTCTATAAATTGGAAATGGATAAGGACATTTATTTATTTCTTTTTCAAGATAATCAAGCCAATCATAAACACTTGTTGGTTCTGCTTGCGTATCTGCAAATACAGCAAAATCAATATGTGGAGTTATTTCTCCCCTTGCGGCCATTAAAGCCATCGTTGAAGATTGCACACCAGCTCCTAAATTAAGCACATTCCATTTTGTGTGTGGTGGTGGTTCAAAAAATGAGTTATTCATATTTACATATAATCATTCATTTTCAACTTCGTCAATGGTTTCTTCTGCGTTTGTTTCGATTATTTCGTTTACTTCCTCTTGGTCGGGTTCCTTGATAACGGCTTGCTCCGCATAGCCAGCAGATGCCGAAAGGCGTTCCAACATCTTCCTAACTTCATCTTCAATGGCTTTCATCGCCCTTCCAGGATTATCTGGGTTGGCTTTAGAAGCGATTTTAGATCCAAGTTGGTTTAACTCCTCACGAACCTGTGTAAACACCCGTCCAAAGCGTTCAATGGCGGTTTGTGTTCGTATGTATTCTCGGCTGGCAATCTCCCGTGCTTGCAATTCCTTTTCGAGCGCAATCAGCGTCTTAACCAATTTGTCATAAGTTGCATAAGATTTGCTGGCATCGGGTGAATTGTTGGCAAGGTCGTCAAGGTATTGACGGTAGGCCAATGCCTTCAACTCTCTTTGCCGTTCAACTGTTTCATTGAAATCCTTATCTGGTCTTACATTGGCATTTCCATTATTGGCTGCACGACGAGACATTAACCAAGATTCGGCAGATTCAATCGAATCAATGGGCATACCTTGATTGATAAACTTGTTAATTGCTTGCTTGGTTACGCCAAAGCGAGCCGCTAAATCAATGGGTCTTACCTTCTCGTTCATAACTTCCGTCTCCTTGCTTTGGAAAGTTTTTTACAGGCGTGTTCCGATTTCATATAAATCGATGGAGCAAGCCCTAAATTGCGTTGAATGGTTTTGACCCGCAGACTAACCGCAGCTCTGGTGAGATTGTAGCATTTGGCAACTGCGGTCATTGTTGGTTGTCCTGGAACGCCTAAAGCAATCTTAATGCAAATGGCGTGAAGTTTTACGGAAGCATCATTTGAATCATCCAATACCAAAATAACACGATTGATGATTTCCAATACTTCATCGTTGGTGAATTTGCGATTGTTGAAATCGGATTCCTTTTTAGCAAAGTTGTTTTGCCAATTCTTGTATGAATTAAAATTGATGTCATAACCGAAAACAACCTTACGGCTTTCGATTTCATTATCGGACGGCTCGCCACCAAAATAACGATGGGCGCTGGGAACGCCATCGTCCTTGTAGTTTTTTGGATTGAAGCCCGTTTTCAACAAAGATGCCTTTTCTTCTTTGGAAAGTTTACGCCACCATTTGCGATATTCATTTTCCAGATCCATCTTCGGTAAAGAAGTTTTCAATCCTGTGAATCAAGCTCATCATCACGGCCGCCTCAAGCAATAGCATTTGGGCAATATCCTCGTCTTGCTTATTGTCCATAATCACCGATGAACGCAGAATCGTCCGTGCAGCAATCTTACGCAACTCATTCGTCTCGGCTAAAATGCCTTCAATCTCGCAACCAGATTCTTCCACGGAATCTTGGTCGTCATTTTCGTTAGTGTTATTAAAGCGATTGTTAATCATACAAAACGATTAACAAGTTAATAACAATTTTCAAATGAATTAACCCTTTCGTGGATATATCAAATTATTATCAGTCCGACCAATCATTCCTTTTCGCATAGCCATACGGATTAGGTTCCAGGATTCCTTGTCGGTTTTATCCTCGTTGTAACATTCCTTCCAAAGCGACTTAAGATTATTTCTCATCACATACGGCTGGACGGGTTCGACCGACATCATATTCAGCAACGCTTGAACCAATTCTCCCCTTTGCTCCGATTGTCTGGATCTCGCCTCGTTCATCTGGGTTAGGTGTTCCCGCATACGCTCGGGAGCCAAACGCCAAGCCCGCTTCCAAGGCGATTCGGCCTTTTGTGGCTTGCCCGATTTTTTACGGAAGAAGCGGGTGCGGAAGGGTCGGGGATGGCTCATAATGGCAACCTTATATGCGAGCTTTTTATAAAGCGTAAAGCATATAATGGTTTTAGCCATTATATATATTCTTTCCTATTACCCCTGTAAGGGGTAGGAAAGAATATGTATTGTCTATATGTGTTGTTACTGAAATTGTTACTGAAATTGTTATAACAACTCGTATAGCAATTTCTATGGATCTTGTTGGTTTACCCCCCAAAAAGTGTCGGAGTGTCGGGGGCTACG